CTTGTCGGCGCTGTCACCGGCAGCGTGGGAGAGAGCAGAGAAGATATCCCGCAGGAAGTCAAGAATTACTTTCCACCTCATAAAATCCCTCCTCCGTCAGCTTTTTCATCACAGCATCCTTGTACCGGTCAGGCACGTTGTCGATGGTAAAAGCGCCGTCAAAACGGTGCAGTTTGATTTGGGTCACATAGAACAAAACCATAACATCCTCCTTATTGTGCGGCCAGCAGGTCGAGCATAGCCGCTTCCAGAGCAGCAAGGCGCTCTTCTGCGGTGGGCAGCTGTGCCTTTTCCTCTGCTTCCTTGCGGGCCTTTTCCTGTGCAGCCAGCTCTTCGGCGGTGTACAGCACATACCGCTGTACCTCCACCTCTTCGTCGTAGGCTTCCTGTGCTTCCACGCCGGGCACGTCCACCACCTTGCGGACATCACGGCCTTTTTCGCGACCATCTGCGTCATAATAGATTGCAGGGGTTCCGTCCGGCAAGGTTTCGGTCTCGTAGTGGCTGACCTCTTCCACGCCTTCCACAGCATCGTGATGGACGGTCTGGGTCTCCTGCTTGAGGTAGCCTTTCGTCAGGTCGGGGGCTTCGATGGGGTTGCCGTTGCTGTCGATAATTTTCATAAGGTCTCCTTTCAGGCGACACGCCGCCAGATGTACACGGAGTAGTAGGGAGGAATATTGTTATGAGGTGAATTAGACCCAAAAGACATTCTTATTTGCCGAGCACAATCCGATTCGTCTGTTTTATTGTTCGGTTGGAACCCCCCGATAGATATTTGACCAAGACTAAATACACCATGTGCTCCAGTTACAATACCCTGATTATTTCCGTTTGATTGAAAATCAAAATCACCAGTTATATTCGGTAATTCGCCTTCTGTTAGTGTATGTTCGGCTTCGCCCCCCGTACTCCCTGCGGGGTAGGTATCGCTTGCACCCATGATAAATTTTCCCTCAATTCGCTCCCATGTGCCGCCGTAAATCTCGGCCGGGCTGGTTGCGTTTTCGCTGATGTACAGACTGCCCACGGGGTGGTCTCGCTCGACTACCGCCGCAAGGACTTGCTGATAGATAGCATAGGCATCAGGGCCAATGCCGTTTTTGAGTTCTCCTAGTGCCATTGTTTCTCCTTTCAGTCGGTACGAAGCCAAGTGTAAGTAAAGTATGCCGGGGGTTGGACGGTGGTGGAAGCGCCGTAAATGGAGTTGGAAGCAGATGCGTTAAAAAACACTACATCGCTTTTGTATGCATTACCGGTTTCTGTCATTGAATTATTTAAATTGTTAGAAGTTTGAATTGAATGTGCAAATAGCTTACCATCCACGCCTGTAATCGAACCGCCCACAAACTTGTTTCCAGACATGTGGGGTCTTGCCTCAAAAGAGCCCTTGATATTCGGCAGTCCAGCCTCTACCGTTGTACCAGCCAGGTGCGTATCACTTGCGCCCATTAACACCCTATCTTGCGCAATCTTTTCCCACGTGCCGCCGCCAAAAGTCACAGCCGGGTTTTCCGGGCTGATGGTCTGATAGATACTACCCACAGGATGTGCCGCAAGCAGGAAGTTGGAATAGATGGAGCCGTCACCATAGAACTGGCCACCATACTTGATGGGATACCACCGGGCGGAAATTTCCGCAGTCGGAATGTTGTGTGCACGGATACGGATAGCTCCGGTTCGAGTTTCGGGGTTTACAAGCATAGCTTTACCGGCTACGTCTGCACTTGCAGGGTCAATGCTGACAGATACCACAGTCGTGGACGTAACATCTGCTGTAATGTCAATGTAATGCGGATACTCTGCAACTTCTGTGTCTGTTTGCCATCCCGTGATCGGAATAGAAAGATCATGTGGAACGACGGAGTCTGCTTTGCCTGCCAGAGCATCACCGGTAGCCTTTGCGTCCGCAGGGGCATTTTCGATGCTCAGGGTTTTATCGGTATTTGCTTTGGCCCCGGCCTCTTCCGAGTATTTCTTTGCATTGGCTTCACTGGTTGCAGCGGCAGATGCACTGGATGCAGAAGCATCAGCGGATGCGGCAGATTCACCAGCTTTTGTGGTTGCAATTCCGGCCTGTTCAGTGGCAGTAGCGGCAGAAGTAGAAGCCCCGTCTGCTTCTCGTTTTGCATTGGCTGCGCTTGTCTCTGCACTCTTTCGAGCAGCTTCGACTGCTTTAATCCAGTCCTCTTCTGTGCCCACATAGCCATACTTTACAGCAATGGCATAAGCGCTATAAGGGCCGATTTCGATTGTTTTGCTCATTCAAACGTCACCTCCAAAATTCCAGAGCCATTGTCTTGCATATTTATTTCGGTCAAGCTATCACTTTTGACCATATAAAGAATGCCGTTCTTCTGCTCGAAATCCATCCAGCCGCCTTTATTTGCACTCTGTTCTGCAAGACGGGCGCTTTCAGCAGACTTTTCGGCTTGTCTCTGAGATTCTTGCGCGGATGTTTCAGCGTTTATTTCAGACCGTTTCGCGTTCAGTTCTGCTTTTTCGGCAGCAATTCTCGCAATGTCCGCGCCTGCAACATCTGAAAGAGTGTTCAACGTTTCGGCATTCATAGGAGTGCCTTCAACGATTGGCTCGTCATTGCGGACAAGAGTGACGACTTCTGACGAGCCGTCCGGTTTAGTCATTGTCCATCGGTTTGGGTACTTCGCTTCTCGGTCAACAAAGTGCATAGTAAGGTTCACCTCCACAGACTGGCTCTGAGCAGTAGATTAGATGGTTGTTGGCTATCGTTTCGATATCAAGCAGAATTTCTTCAACCTGATTGATAATCGTATAATGCAGATAATTGAGGGAAGCGGGAGTTTCGGGAGTATTGTTTTTGCCACTGCACAAAGAACGAATAGCTTTGATATTGGAAAGCCACCGGGAAGCATCTGCGACAGTCAGGTATCCATTTACATCCCAGTCGGTTTTGACTGAAACAGATGCATTCAGGATGGCCGCAATCTCTTGGATACCGCTTTCAATGCGGTTGTAGTCCATGTAGCTTAGAGCGCCCTTCATGCCAGCGGCCCATTCTGCCTGTTCTTCCTCTGTCCACGTTCCCGCTTTTGCTTTCGATGTAATCGCCTTGACTTGCGCAATATCATCATCGGTTCTGTCTGTAATCCACCGGGTCAACGAACGTCAGCTCCTTCCAAGAGATATCCTTCGACCGTCCCGTGAAAACAGCCGGAATACTGATAAGAAAAACTTGTAGTAAGCAGTACAGAGGAATAGCCGAACTGGTGATGAACAAGGACGTAATCCAGCGCATCAAAGTGCGGACTTGCACGATATTCCAATGTGATCTTGCGGCGGTTGGAAAGCACTTTGTATGCTTCTGTCAAAATATTCCTGCTCTGGCCGAGAATGCTTTGAGACAGCATTTCATTGTTGACAGTCTGCGTTGCTCCACCACCTGCCGGGTTTTCTGGGTAAGAATACGTTTTGCTTGTAGTGCTCGAGCCATCGGAAGATTTTACATCAATCGAACAGGTTACATTTTTCAAAGGGGAAGAAAATGCAATTTCAGGCCAGCTGAAGTTATTGACAATATCAATTTCACCGGAAATGTTTGCTTTTGCAGTAGAGATATCAGGAATGCGCCCGATTACGATCACGCCTTCTCTGGTCTGATACATTGCCATGCCAGCTGCGTTAGCAACCATCTGTAAAATATCAGAATCCTTATAGTTGCCTTTATCCTGCTTTGTGATATCCGTGCTATATTGTTTCAGTTCATCGGAAATCTGAAACGTTGCCACGTTGTCGCTCAAAAGCTCCAGCGCATCGTAGGCCATCTCATAAAGAGTGCCGTACATTCTTCCTGTGTAGTTGGAAACCATAAGATAGCCAAAAGCATCACGGGCAGTAAAGCTTGCTTCGATACTATTAGATGGAACATTCCACTCAGACAAGAAGAACTTGCCGCCTGTAATCCATTCCACCGTTCCGTCCAAGTCCATGCCGTACTCCACAGAGATAGGCTGGCGCTCATACAGGTATTTGTAAAGGCCTTCCGGGTTAATCGGGTTCCACTTCTGCGTGCTGTTATCCACCGTAAAAGTAATGCTGTCATTCGGAAGTTGTCCGCTGATCGGGTCTCTTGTGGAATCATGCTTATACGAAAAGATGTCTTTCTTCTCAAACACAATGAATTGGCCCAGCTTAACCTGCTCAACTCGTGCACGCCGATTTTCCAAACACCACGACAAGATTTGAATGGAAATGGAATCGTAATTTGCAATTTCAAAGTCAATATCGGTGGTGATAGAGGAATTATTCGACACTGTTTTGGTGGATACGACTGTGCTTCCAGAATAAGCAGTCAGCTTGAAACTTGTCGGCCATTCATTGAACGTTGACGACCATGTAATGGTAATGCCAGGAATCGTCACGGTATGAACTTTGCTGAACGAGAGGGTAATAATCGGGTGGTTTGAAATCGAAACGCAATTTTCACTAACATAACCAGCTTCTTGCGATTCCACGCTTCTGTCGAACAAGGTATAATTGCCGTCCAAAACAGTGAAATTTAATTCTCCGGTAGAATATTTTGTGTAAGTCTGCAATTTACTGTCAACAATAGAGGATACATTGCTGAAGAATGTTTCGCCGTTTGTGCTAGGAATTGCATCTTCTTGCAAACCTGGTTCTGTAACGCCATAGGTA